AGGGATTATCTGTAAAACTTACAACATTATAAATACTAGTGTCTGAAAGTTTTATTTCTTTTATTATTAAGTACATCATTTTTGCCTTTCTGTTATTAATGGATAATCCCATAAATTAATAAATTAATCAAGTGCCAAAGTGTCGCACTTACTTTATAATAATTCTAAATTGCCATACAACTTATAGTTGTGTTATTTATACCATTAACCACCATCCCCAGCCGCCGTCCAAGTATAATGGATAATCTGGGATATGTCAAGAAGTTTATTTACATTTAATTAAAATAAATATCTTGATTATTATTTATCCTATGTTATATTGGATTTATGTTTTTTATACTGGTTTGGTGATATAAAAAATTTAAATCTGGGGCATACCCAAATCATTGCCCCAGATTGTAGTTTCTGGTTGTGGTGTAAAGTAGATTGAAAGAGATCCAAACACACGCACAGCTAGAACTGATCCCTGATCCGCTAGTACTTTTTGCTAGCATGTATTGGCTAGTGGATCTGGGATTAGTCCTGAAATAACATGGATCTCTGCTCTGAGTATCGGGCGGGGACTGATCCCTGATCTCTTACCCAGCATCCCATAAGAACGCTGGACCTGTAAGGGATCTGGGATCAGATCCATTGGGTAGTAAGTTCAGCTATTGCTTAAGAACTGGGAAGATGGAACTGATCCCTGATCCTTGTTATTAGTGGCAAGGTGCTAGCAACCGCGCTGTGAAGAGCAAGGATCTGGGATCAGTCAACGTCGCGCGATAAAGTAAAATGCGTTGGCTGGTCACTTTAGAATGATTCTAATTTTTTTTCTTAAAAAAATAATCAACAAGCAACAAGCAACAAGCGGGAGGGTGGGCCCACGAATTTTCAAGCGGCAGTTTAGAATGATTCTAAAAAACATTTTAAAAAATAATAGTTGACAAATAAAAATAAGGGATTATATTGGATGTTATGTTAAAGAAAGAATTAGAGAAAATAGTTGGGGGGCTGTCTAAGCCTTCTAAGATGCCGGGCCCAGCTTATAACTTGCCCGCATCAAAATGTATAACTGGCTCGAAGCTGGTAAAAATTAAAGGTTCAGTTTGTGAAGGCTGTTACGCCCTAAAAGGTCGATATAGATTTCCAAATGTACAGGCAGCTCTCGAGCGTAGACTTAAAGCAATTGAATCACCGCAATGGGTTGATGCAATGATACAATTAATTAAGCCGCATAAAGAATTCAGATGGCACGATAGCGGAGATATCCAGTCACTGGAGCATCTTCAAAATATTTTTAGAATTTGCAGGAAGACACCAGATACTAAGCACTGGTTGCCAACACGTGAAGCGCAGATCCTGAAGCGTGTCTCTGTTAACGAAGTCCCGCGTAACTTAGTGATCAGGTTCTCATCTCATATGATAGACCAGGCGCCAGTTAACTTTTGGCCCTGGACATCGACTGTCACCACAGATGGCAATCACAGCTGCCCAGCGGCAACACAAAATAATGAATGTAAAGACTGTAGACAATGCTGGGATCGTAATATAAAAAACGTTTCATACGGAAAACACTAAAATAATGCTTGTATTCAAACATCCTAAATATTATCAGGAAATGCGCAAGAGGGCCAAAGAGTTCCAGAAGCAACAAGCCTCAAGCAACAAGCTGCCAGAATCTTCAAGCAAGAACCATCAAGCTAAATCTTCAAGCAACAAGCGACAAGCATCAAGCCCTGTCGCAGAAGCATCAAGCAACAAGCCTGAGTCAACAAGCTCCTGAATCTTGTCTCCTGTATAAAGTTTCAAGCAGCCGGTGACGAGGGCCTTGGCTAAGATAAAACTATGCTGTGGATGTTTCACGTGAAACGCAATTTGGTGTGGTGAAAATGTCAGTTTGTTACGTTTTGTTACTTTGAATTCAATAGTGAAAAATGTGCCTTTTTTGTTGTATGCCAACACATCTGGTGTACCTAAACTGCTAGTATTTTCAAGTCTTGTATAAGAAATGTTAGGTGTATTTTTCTTCCAATATTGATAAAATTTTGCCTCTGGTCCCATCAATTTTTCGACGTAACAAGTGTTTACGATTTTCTTTTCTTAACAGAACCCATTCTCCAATTTTCTGCAGAAATTTCAATCACTAATCTATGGGATTCTCTTGCACCAATTATATTATTTTCAAATAATGTAATGGAGTGAATATCAAAATGACCATCTGGTGAATGAAACTCACCTCTTGGTAATTTAACTTGTACCCTAGCATTTTGACATGTAGGTGATTTTAAAAAGTTATCCAGCTGTTTAGCTAATTCTTTCGCATTTATCATGTAGTTGACTATTACGTTATGTTACGTTAAAAGTCAAGTTATGGGAGTACCTAAAAGATTAACCGAAATGCAACTAAAGTTTGCCAACTTACTGGTGACTAATGAGGGACGTATGCATGCATATGAATGTGCTGTTGCAGCTGGATATGAAAAAGATAGAGCTAGAATCACAGCATCAGAACTACAGAACCCCCAAAAATTTCCATTGGTTGTAAAATATATAGGTGAGTTAAGAGAAGACAATCAACAGAAGTTTAAGATTGATATAGAAAGCCATCTTACTGAACTTGGTAGACTACGAGATGAAGCAAGAAAGTCTAAAGCATGGTCTGCGGCCACTAATGCGGAAGTAGCACGTGGTAAGGCTGGTGGATTGTATATTGAACAAAAAATGATACTGACTGGTGATATTAAAAAATCTAGTGTTGAGGATATGAGAAAAGAACTTGCAACTATCTTAAAAGAATACTCACCGTTAATTGATGGTGAGACTCAACAAAATATAGATGAAAAAATTTTACCTAAAATTAAGAAAGTTTCGTCATCTTCTTCACCCATTGACGAGGAATCATCGTCCGATCTCCAAAAGTAATTCCATCTTCATCTTTATCGTAAGAAGCAAATATTTTAATATGATCTTTTGTCTTTTCGTATAACCAACCTTCATTTACAGGTCTGGCTAATTTCATTTTATTAAATTGTTTTTCATCAGCCCATCCAGAATCACTAACACAGTCAACCCATTCCACTCTGTATTTTGGAAACGGTATGTCATTATTGACTTTATCAATTGTATTAAGTTTTCTTTTCTTGGGCATAGGGTTCTATAGCACCAGGCCTATAGGTTTTCCAGAATTTTAAATGCAAAAATCAAATCCAAAGTATCCTCGCGGCCCCTATCTTCAAAAAACGTTGGTATTCCTTGCTGATCACCAAAGTGCCAGATCACCTCTCTTTTTCTAAAGGGTTTTGTCAAATTTAATAATTTCAAAAAACCTATAGGTGGTGATGAACCGCATAAAACCTCACTTTTCAAATGTGGCAATGTTGCCTTATTTGTCCAGTTTAGAATCATTATAATATTTGTTGAGTCTTTCTAGGAATTTATGTTGATACTTGATAAACTCCTTGCCTTTTACTTGAAATTTTTGGAAATAATTGTCTGGTGTACACATCAGGACCACACCCTGAGTAATCTCCGTGTCATAAACCTGATTGTGAGCCATAGCATATGCCCCTAACTGCATAAAATAATCTTCTATCCACTCTTTACGTTTTGGTTTATTAGATTGTTTAAAATCTATAATTGAGTCTTCATAATCATATACACCAACCAAATCTGTGGCACCTGCATACAAACCAGGGTAATATAGGGTAACCTCACTGCCCCATATTTCAGAAAGATCGCATAAACCCTTGTCAATTATCACTTGAGCCATGTCGCCTGCTACCTGACCCTCGTCTGTTAGGTCCTTGTGTCCTTCTCCTAGGATATACTTCTCCAAGTGATAGTGCATGTTGGTACCGCGCGAGGCTGCTTGATCCTTGACTCTTGTCGCCTGATCCTCGCCCACCCGCGCCTTCCATCTATTGATCGAGTCTATAGCTTCTTGCGATTTGGTTGCTGATAAAATTGTAGTCACCGACGGTAATTTTTTACCAGTTATCTCGTAATGTCTTTTACCTTCTATCGACGTTCGCATCGATGTCGGGTACTTATATAATTTATTCCATTTCATTCTAAACTCATAGATTCCTTGTACTCATCTAGAGATACAACTTTACTGTTCATAACTTTTAACTTTCTATTAGCATAGTGTTCTATAATCTTTTGCACGCCGGGTAGTTTAACATGTACATAAGGCCAAATCAATCTTGCAACATAGTATGCTTGTTGATGGCTACATCGCCAACGCCATTGTTTTTTCCAACCAACAGTGTACGCAGTTTTATATTTTTTTTCTGTCACAGTGCCAACACCTAAAACTTCACACATCCAAATTAAAACAGATCTATCAGTCATAGCTACCTCCATCTTAATAGACCATGTTGGGTATGCTTTTTTATTATGTTTTCTTTTTCGCATGTATTGTTTGTATTGAATACTACCTTCACCATCAAACAATCCAGCAATATAGGCTATATTACTTTCTTCCATTATACTCCTAAATTTATTTTAGATAATTTAATTACAAGTATTTCTAGATTATTTATTCTTGTTTCGTATTGAAAAATTTCTACCCATAAATTGCCTAGATCATGTATGATAAAAGCTATTAATGATAGAGCAATTATCATTGCAATTGCTACAATTAAAGACAATAATTTATCTGAAAAAGATGTCATTTTTTTCCTTTTTGTTGTGCAATCCAAATCAATTCTTCTAATTTTGTTTTGAATCGCGGTACTCGTTTGTTATCTTTTTGTATAACTTTCTTACCACCCGTGTGTCCGAACTCTTGATTGTCCCTTGATACATGATCCTCGTCTCTAATTTCTACTTCAACGGAATCTTGGTCAATTTCTAACCAGTGTCTGCTCTTACGCATCGGATGGTTTTAGTATTTTATATGTTTTAAAATACTCATCATACTCTTTGTCATGCACCTCACCTTGTGAATTACAGACTACACATTGTATAACGTCATCAATTCGGTTAATGGATTCTTTAACTTTAACGAATCCATTACCAAAACAATTAGGACAAATCTTTTTTTGGTTTGTCATCTTTTTCTTCCACAGGTTTTAGTGATGCAATCATTGCAATAATTTGTGCTACTTCTGCGTATGGCCTTGCCATAAGATATTTTAAAAGTTGTTCTCTTTGTTCTTTTGTTATCTGTAACATTATTTATCCTTTATTTTACCATTTAGTTTTTTTGCTTTTTCATTTGCAATAGACTCTACTGTTTTTGATATAGATAGTTTTGCATCGGGCAATAATACCTTCGACAATTTCTCTAAAGTAGAGTATGTTTCTTTGGTAAGAGAAACGTTTCTATATTTAGTTATATCAGTCATGATTTCCTTTCATTTAGTTATAATGACTATATAGGAGATTAATACCAAAAGTCAATGATAAAATTTATTTTAATAATGGTAGTTTGTAGTGGGATTCCTGGCAACGAATGTAAACCTATGCCCACACCTTTTTATGAGTTTGAAACTTATAGTGAGTGTATTCTTTATGGTTATGATTACTCCGGTGAATTTTTAAGAGCTATGGGTCCAAATTTTGTTGAAGAACATAAAGCATTTACTGCTTTTGATTGTAAAGAACAAAGCACTATATGATTCAATGGACTAAAAATAAATGGCAACGGTTCAAAAAATGGTCCACTGTTGACCATTGGATAGATTTATTTGTTGATGTAGGTTTAATTGCTTTTGATGTTTTATCTAGTCCTGTATTAATAATTGTAAGATTTATAAGATATTTTTTTAATGAATACTTAAATCATCATATAAAAAATTTTTTAAAATGGTTTGCGCATAAAGTATTAAGATTATAATTCATTCGGCCCCCACGCTTTCCGTGCACGTACTAACGTGGTTGGCGCCGCTTTCGTTGCTACCCTTTCAGGTCATCGCGGACGTACAGTGGAACGCAATACTGCTGGACTTGGACGCCTACTAACGGTCTTATAATTCTATTTACAAATACAACCAAACAAATTACCTGTGCCATCTTTCATGACATGAGCATTAATTGGATAGTCATAATAGGTTGTTAAATGTAATCTAAGTATATCACAAAGATCAAAACAATTTACTTCACTTAATAACTCTATACCTTTGGTCATCTCTTTTGTTACTTCTACCAGATGATACAGTCCGTCGTTCAATATTATTAAGTCCATTTGCAAACTCCTTTATATATTTATACCAAAGATCTTTGTATTTAGGATCTTTTGTTTGTTGCCACATATTTGCTAACTCGTCTATATGATCTGTTGTTTTCACCATTACATGTTCCTTTCTCTATTATTCTTTTTAATAAATGTGTTTTTAATTCTACATTCACACCATAAGGTTTCCATGCCTTCTTCATTAAATTTAATTCTAGTATAAATGTAGACCATTGTCCTTGTGATATACCATTAACGTTTAGAGTAACTGTTTTCATAAGCCTCCTTTAATATTTTATGTATATCCTCCAATGCTTTTTCTAATATATCTATTCTAGCTTTTAATTTTTGCTCAGATTGATATTTTCTATCTTTATTTGCACTATGTAATTCAAAGTGCTCGTCTGTTAATTGTGTCATATTTTTCCTTTCATTCTGTATATATAGGATATCCAGGGATATTTGTCAACCCCTAACGTCCCTGACCACGATATTTTTTAAACATACGTCGTTTACTTTTGTTCATTTTACATAAACTAGGGTGTCTTCCAATCGAAGTTTTGTGAAATACTGGTTCGTGCTCTATTTTTGCGTATAAACCCTTAGATTTTTTTGCCATCGCCTTTTGTTTCTTTTACTGCTAAATCTACTGGTAAATAACTGATTTTACCGTTTATTTTTTGCTCAATATCTCCGCCACAATTTAAACATCTGTAATAATCTTGCACTACAGATATTAATAATGTGTGTTCTGAACAGTGTGGACAAACACCATCCACCATTTTTGCTCTTCTAATTATTTCTGCAAATAAATTGCTTCTATCCGACAACTTTTCCCCCACTCCATTTCATCTCTGGGAGTCCGTTTTCGTAGCTCTTCCCGTCATAAGTAAGTACTTGTTTTCTATTAGCACCAGCCTCATTGTATGACACGTGGACCCAGCCACCTGCTGGATCATCTTTGTTATAGAACTCGAGTATCAATTGGTCAAAATCTACGTTATTAGAAAGCCAGTAAGCAATCTGAATATTTGGAACACCAGCA